AATAAGAGCTCTTGCAGTCCTAGAGGATTCTGGTGAATTGCAAGTAGATCGTCACAATGGTAAAAGTTATGGCGGTCCAAAAACAAATCGTTACTGGGTGGAAGTACCTTGCACAGATGATTGTGATAGGAGCATTTACCATCGGTCAGTAGCGGAGGATATCCCTAAGTTTGAGGTTGTGGATAACTTCGACACACGTGACATCCAAGGTAGCAATAGGTGACATCTGAGGTAACAATAGGTGACATCTAAGGTTTGAATAGGTGACACTAATGTCACTTAATAGAACAATATATAAAAACAATATAAAAACAAATTAACTATAAGAGAGGGCCTGTGGATAACTATGGCTAAAGTACAAGTTCAAATCGTTGTTTCAAGCGTTGCTGAGAATGGTGATTACAAGGGTCGCGTGTTCAAGGGTTGGGAGTCATTCACAATCACAGTCAAAGGCGAGCCAGTAAACAAGAAACGTCAATGGACCATGTGGCTAGATCTACCAGCTGCAATTAACAAAGACGACATCGTCACATTCACTGGAGACCTAGGCACTAAAGCAGGTTCATTCGAAAAGGATGGCCAAACTTATCAGGTAGTCGAGCACTCACTAAACAACGTCACCTATGTGGTGAACAGTTCAGCAGTTCCAATTCCACCATCAGTGCATGATGCCTGGAACACACCTGCACCTGACTCAGGTCAAAGTCCGTTCTAGATCATGTACATCCGCGTCTATGGTGACCCTGCACCTCAAGGTTCTAAAACAGCCAGAATGGTGAATGGCCATGTGGTCATGTGGGAGTCGTCTAAGAAGTTACCTGGATGGCGTGAAAGTGTAGTGATGGCTGCAAAGGTTTCGTTCATGGAGAATAACTCTCAAACGATACTCGGACCAGTCACACTTCACTGCACGTTCTTTATGCCTAGACCGAAGTCAGTTAATCGCAAATACCCGAACACCATGCCTGACTTAGACAAGCTCTTACGTGGTATTGGTGATGCTTTGCAAATCTCTGGTGTGATTAGTAACGATGGCCAAATAGTTTCAATTGAGGCTCATAAGGTTTATGCAGAATCGTCAGCTGAGAATGGCGTGGAAATCTGGCTTACTAAAAAGTTATGATCCGTGAAGTGTGTGCCTGTGGTGCAGAGTTTGAAACTGACGACAGAGAGGCTATTGCTCTGGTGAAGTCTTGGCGTAGGACACATAAGCACTCAGAAAAGCCTTCAAATGCCCCTACAAGCGATGGAACTATCTTATCCGATACTCAGGTTAGTCTAGGGTTTCAAGCCCTGTACGAGCCACCTGAGCCCGATTTAGATGATGGTAACAAATCCATAACTAATTGAAACGACACGCTTGAAACTACGCGCGCACAACATTAGGCTCTAAACATCTGCACCACCGCAGATAAAAACGGACAAAGGACAAACAAATGACAAACGCAGTAATCGGAATGATGTGCCTATTAGGGTTCATGTATCTCCTAGAAATCTCACAAACCAGACCAGACCTAGGTTTCGGCCTAGCAGTATTCGTTGGTGTTATGTACTTCGTAGCACTATTCGACATGGTGAGGAAGTCACGCAGATGAGTTTCGCAAGACAATCAGATCCAAGAACATCACATCTAGCAGCTGCAAGTATCAGCGCAGACCACAAAGTAAACGTCAGGACAGTAATCTTGAAACTGCTAGAACTAACCCCTATGACGGACCCTGAACTATGCCAGGCATACACCAACCTTGTGTACATCGGACAAGCACCTAAAGCATCTGACCAGCACATCAGAACACAGCGCAAAATGTTGCATGACCTCCAGCTAGTACATGTCGTTGGAATGGCTCAAACAGAATCAGGTCGTCAAGCAAGAGTTTGGAGAAAAGCATGAGCCATGAGATGAGCAAGCAACAACAAAAGCAAGTCGCTGAAAAGGCTGCAATCATAGCCAACGCTGCATTCGGGTTAGGTCGCACAGCTGAGAGAAATCGCATCATCGAACTACTAAACGCTGAACTTGAATTACATAAAAAAGGTTCAACGGGTCGAGGGAACGTTCAAAGAATCATCGGCATCATAACTAGAGAGGAAAACAATGCCTGATCTAACTAAAAGAGAATCCGCCTACTTCATTGCATTCGCTTTAGCATCATTCGCAATCATGTTAGGAATCATCGCGTGGTGGGGAACATCTCAACCTAACTGCTGGTCAATGTATGCCACCGAAAAGGCTGCAATTGAGGCATGTGAAAAATGAGAGAGAAACCTAACGAAACCACAGTGTTCACAACCTGCAAGTGCAGAGAGAACAGCAACAACTTGGTAATGACTCGCGCATACTTTAGCGAAAGAGTTGAGGCCAACATCCTACATGGTCGTAAACAGGCAATAGAGGAAATCCTAGAACTGCTAGAAGTACACAAGAACCTATGGTTTAGCCAGTCACTAACAATCGGCTCCGGTGCATTCTGGAGCAACAAAGCACAAACAGCACAAACACTAATCACCGAGATAAGGAAACGAAACAATGTCTGATCTAAAGCACATAGTACACACAGGAATCAAAATCACTATTGCCAGCCTGACAGAAGTACTGAGAGAGTACAAGATGGAGCAGGTCGAGAACCCTTACGAGGAGGGTTACAACAGAGGCTTAGATGAGGCCATCAAGGCAGTCCAACTATTCCAAAAGAAACTAGAGGAACAGGATGCAAAACTAGATGACTAGCTGGATAAAGACAGAGGACTCTGTTGCTGCACGTAAGCATGCCATTACCAATGAGTTTGACAGAGTTATCAAGGAACTAATGGCTAGACGAGTATTACGTCACAGCATCCTAGGTGCACCTTTGTATGTGATCTACACAGAGGATGGAGCAATGGACATAACCCTCAAGGATTTAGCACCATGCCTAAAGTTCTATCCAGGGGAATGTCTATGCAGGGAGTGCACTAATGGCCGATGAGTTCAAATGTAGAGAATGCGATGCAACCCTTAGATGCTCATGTAACTCTATGGAATGCTCATTCGACTACGACATAAGCGCACACATGAGACGACATGAATGTAGCTGTGAACCTAACGATGATGGTGTACGCATCCGTTGCCCTAAATGCACATGGTTCAATAACTAATGGCTGAGTGGCACAGTAGCAAGGAATGGATAAAGGCCAGAGCCTACGCTAAGACCATCCTCGAACCAGTATGCGCTAGATGTGGTAAAGACCTTGAGGGGAATGATTGGACTATCGACCACATGATAGCCAGTGATCCACCTAACCATGACATAAGTAACTTGCAGTCGATGTGTCGCAGGTGCAATGGTTATAAACAAGATAAAGTATTGGAAAGGATCACGTGGTCCTCCGATAGATGGCAGTAACCCTGTCCTGTTACCCCATCAGAATAGCCCTATCATCTACTTGCCTAGGTGGTAGGGTTTTTTCTATGGATGCTGTTTCATCCCACGCAAGTTTTTTCATTAAGACGCAATAGGTAAATTATCCAGAGAGAGAGGACCGAATGGTCAAGGATGCATTAGAACAATGGTTGTCAGGTTTAGAACTGGCATTGGACCAAAAGATATTGGCTCGTATCTGCCTGGCACTAGCTGAGGACTTCGATAACAAAGCCAACACTTCAACTGCTGCCGAACTTCGTAAGACTTACCTTGAACTCAAGAGGTCTTTAGGCGACCAAGGTGCACATGATCCATTAGAGGCAATTCTCAAACGATGAAACAAAGCCTAAAGAATGGCTTACGCTTACCAGCAATCTATACAAAGCCTTTAGCCGATAAGTTCTTGACGGATGGTGACAAGCTCATTGAGTTAGTCAATTTGGCGTGGAAGTCACCGGAGCAACCTGAGGGCATTCAGTTGGATGAGTGGCAGAAGTGGCTGTTGAAACACATGCTGGAACGCTACCCTGCTAACCATCCTAAGTACGCTGGCCAGTTACGTTATCGTCAAGTGGTTGTCTCTATGGGTCGCCAGAATGGTAAGTCTTTACTTGGAGCAATCCTTGGTATTTATGGACTTCTACTTCACAATCAAGGTGCACAGGTTATCTCCCTGGCATCATCTACGGACCAAGCCCGAATCATCTATTCGCGAGTCCTGTTTACTATTCAACAGAATGAATGGCTGGCTAAACGTTTCCGTAAAGCAACTGAACAGCGTGGAATCCTAACTGCCGATGGCTCAGGTAGATACGATGTCAAGGCTGCTAAAGAATCTGCTCTGCAAGGTATTCCAATGAGTCTCTGCCTGTTCGATGAGTTGCATCTTGCTAAGACTGGTATGTGGTCGGCTGCTGTTCTTGGTACTGCTCAACGCAAGGATGGAATGGTTATTGGTATTACTACTGCTGGAGACCAGTCGAGCCAAACACTTATAGATCTATACAAACTTGGAACAGCTGCTGCACAGGGAGACCCTGACTTAGAACGTATCGGGTTCTTTTGCTGGCAAGCACCTGATGGCTCACAAGTGGATGAACCTCTGGCTCTAAAGATGGCTAATCCGTCAATAGATGCTGGCAGGTTGGATTTGAATACTGTTCTCTCTGACATCAGGTCTATTCCAGAACATGAGGCTCGCAGGTATCGACTAAACCAATTCATCGCTGGAACTGCTAATTCTTGGATAGCCTCCGACCTATTTGCTAAAGCAGCAGGTGATGGAATTACTGTTCAAGAGAATGTAGTGCTCTCAGTTGATAGAACTAAGAATTGGGAGTTTGCAACTATTGCTGGAGCTCGTAAATGTGATGATGGCACTTTTGAAACTGAGTTGATAAACACTTACGCTGATGCCACTGAGAGAGTCCTGTATAACCGATTGAAAGAACTTTATGCCAGGGGAAGTGTCACAGCTATTGCTATGGATGAAAGACAGTTACCTAATTTGGCTAAGATGCTCAAGGCTGATGGTTTACCTGTGTGGCCTCTATGGGTCAAAGAGATGTCGGCTGCATGTTCAACTGTTTACGCCATGTTTTCAACTGGTGTAGTCAAGCATCGTAACGATCCATTACTGCAACTTCAATCTCCTAAAGGCATCGCCAAATACACCGGTGAAACTTGGATGATTAGTCGTAAAGAATCTTTAGGTGATGTGGATGCTCTAATGGCGACTGTTATGGCTCTTTATGTTTCCGCGACACACCAAGATTATGGCTTGCAAGTATTTTGACTTTGTCGTAAGTGTGCTATAAGTTCGCAATCAGATGGCAAATGTATTTACCAGACTTTTGGGTAGAGACCGCGAAACGCGTAGTTCTACTCCAATTTGGCCTACCCGTTCTGACATGGGTGCTGGACCTAATCAAGCTCTAACTCTTACAGCGGTTTACAGGTCTATTCAGATCATCGCAACACCTATCTCCAAGATGCCTATGCAAACTTTCCGTTATGCCACAGGTATGGAGGTGCCAGTCGAGAACCCTGTTCTAGTGAACAAACCAAACTTCCTAGACACTAAAAGAGACTTCCTGTTTCAAACTGTGGTGTCTATGGCTCTGGATGGCAACGCGTTTTGGCTAAAGTCTTATGGATCTAATGGTCAGGTAAACAATTTGACTCTGGTTCCAGCTAGTGCAGTAACAATTCGCCTGGTGAATGGTGTCAAGCATTACGACTACCAAGTAAACGCTGATACTCCAGTAGCAACCACTACAACCGACATTCAGCATCTGAAACTGTTTAGCCGAGTTGGTTATCTACGTGGCTTAGGTCCGATTGACTCTTGCAACAAAGACATTCAGGCCGCTTTAGAATTGCGCAACTTCGCTGCTAACTGGTTCGGTC